GTGCAGTTTGCTCGTATCTGGACTGCTGAGTATAACCCCCCAGCAGTGATCTCCAGATCACTATTTTTGGTTTTGTTTTCTTTTTCCTTTTAATTTACAAACGTTGAACGAAGAGTCCCATGGTGACGGCGTTAGTGGAGCCGACCGACGTCCTGCCGGTCTGCACGTGCGGAGTGATAGTTCTCGAGGCTTCATCCCCGTTGACCACCGTCAGCTCGTAGATGGCACGGGTTGCCCCTCCAACAGTACCAACTGTACTGGAATCAACAGTGATTGAACTTCCGGGAACAGCGCTCGGAGTGGCAGTGCCAACTCCGCGTTCCGATGTCCCATCCGTCCACGATGAATCCAGCCAGCTTACAATGTACTTACCAGGGGGAAAAACCAAAGCCACCCACGGAAACAAACTGGTGGGGTCATTTAGCCTCTTGACCTGGACACTCGCACTCCCGCCGCTTCCATACCCGGAAACAATTCCGCGTGCACCACCATCAACATAAGCATTGACATGGGCCTGATCGGTGTAAGTCACCGCGCCGGAGAACATGCCGGTGGACACAACCTGCATCTCATGCAAATATGGATACAAAAGCTCCAGATCATACGAGATGTAAAGTTGGCCAAGGGCTGTCCCAGCAGGCAATGTCAGCCCGGTGGTGGCAACGTTGATTTTGCCGAGCGTGGTTTGGCGGACAGTGGCGTCCGTAACGTCGCCTGAAGTCGCGTGCTTCACGTAGTACCCATCCGTAGGACTGCGTGCAGGGTCGCACTCAACCGGGGCTATCATCGAACAGCTAGGCTTGGTGCTGACGGCAAACTTGGTATTTAACAATCCCTCCATGGAGAAGTATGGCTCCTCGGACGGATCGTAGTTCACCGCAATAGCAACAACACCGCTGTTGTTGTAGTCAGTCGAAGTGCTCCTGTACCCAATCACCATCCCCCTAACCTTATAGCGCTGATATTTTCTAGCGACGGTATGAAGCCAAGGGAACGCAATGGGGTCAGTGGGGTCGATGGAATACGTGGTGACGCTGAAGTTGCCAGGTGTGGCCGGAGCCACAACATCAGCAACAAACTCGCAATGGCGAATGCGAGTGTCAGCTCCCTGCTGCCGGAAAACCGGCACCTGGTCAGCCATCTCCCCAATGACGGTCTTATTTGCAAGCGAGTTATGCGTAACCGCATAGTCGCCGTAGCCAGTCAATGTGGAAACGCCTTTTCCAATAGCAGCGCCACCAGGACCCCCCAAAATACCTCCAACAGTAGCAAAGGTACCGCGTGGAATCCGCGACAACAAACGATCAACCTTCTTAGATAAGGTCTCAACGTTGTTAACGTTGGCTGCGTTAGCGTTCTTGTTAGTTTTCTTTCTTGTCATAGTACTTTCCCTAAGGCCTGACTCCATAGCGCGAGAGCACCACCGGCCAAGCGTATCACCGCTACGACCGATGGATGGAATCAGGCCTCGGAATGCTCTCTTCACTTAGGGGTAGACTTGGGTGACCAAACCCCCGCCCTACCCACATGGCACATGGCCTCCAAAAGCATCCTCCGTGATTCAGCGGGTTGTCAACCACATCACGAGGGATCACACAAAAACAGTCCAACACCAGGCGGTTTGTACCAGCCACGCTTATCGCGCAACTGGCCAATACCACCCTGATGCAGGCGTCGCTCCAAAATGACCTGGTATGATGGTGCTATACCAAATGCCATAAAGTAACTAAACCTGGTAAAACTAGCAATCTCGCTTCCGCGAGCGGTCGAAGATCGACACATCCTAGAAAACCCTGAGTCACTGTAGAGATTGTTGGAACTTATGTTTCCGGAGTGATCCCCATGCGCTTCAAACACTGAATACAGCGCCGAGCACACAGGGATGTCACCGAAAGCCCTTGTTCCTCCAATTCCAACAGCTCCAATCCATTTGCGAAAATCAGCAGGTTTGCAAAGCGCGAGGCAATCCTTAGAAAAGGACGTCTCGGGCTCGCGAACCATCAGGTAGCCATCGCGGACCGCCACTGGTGAGGTCTGGCAATACTGAATCCGTTCAAAACAATCAGTGTAACCAATATCCTCACCGTAATGGCAGCTCTTGTGGGTAGACTCCATCTTAATCTTGAAGCCGAGATCAAGAAAATGCTGTCGTATCCCAGCCAGGTCCTGCAACCGCCGCCGCTCAAGAAAAAGCAGAATATCGTCTCCATTGTCAACAATGCTGTACTTTATTCTGCGCTCCTCGACGAACGAAGCGGTCATGGCAATCATCAATATGCAATTGCCAAGACCAGTATTCATGTCCCCGCTACATCTACCCCCCTTCCGGCTGTACCTGATGGTGCGCTCACCCCTAAAGATGCCGCGCGTCTCAAGCTGCTGATCAAGTAGCCACTTGAGCTGGGGATCGTGGGAAAATATGTCCAAATAAACCATGTGTTCAGCCTTCAACGCGTCTACGCTTACATGTTGGTCAAAGCGCGACGCGTCTAAGCTAACTACAACTGGATCATGGAACATTTCCCACTTCCTCCTCAGCAAGTTGCCACACTCCAAAGGATTAAGACCTTTGGAAACCACGGCTTCACCATCCACAGTCGAACACACCTGCGACAATGCCTTAAAAATGTCATTCTCGACGGCGCGCGTGAACCTCCCCAGCTCAACGTTGAACATGGGGTGGCGTGGCTGGATTAACCGCGGCGCTGGATCACTCTTTGGTCCGCTAGGTGCGAAACAAACCTTCTCATTCTTCACAAAAGCTCGGATGGAGGCGTGACCGTGCCTCAAACCCGAGCGGTTGAGCTTCTCGACGCAGTGCGAGTACAGTTTCCTCTTGGAAGCGGGACATTGGCGAACAAACTGTCCGCGCGTCAACCTTGTCCGGGGGCCTACTGTACTGGCAACACGTCCCATGAACCCATGAATCCTCTGCCACGCGCCGGGTCGGGGCTCCGGCGGTGGCAGCAAACCGTTTTCCGTCTCCACACAAAACACCCGCTCCTTAATGGCTCGTAGCATATTAGGAACGTCGTTGTTGTGGTTGCGAAAGCAGGCATGTGAAGAACTTAATGGTAACTGCACAGCTATACGTTTCCGCGCTGGTGTCCCACAGTCGCTGTCAAGGAACATGCCATCACACAATGTGGTTTGAACCCCAGTGGTGTATCCCTCGACAACGACCGGGGTGTCCTAATAGGACACACCAATCGTCTCCTTCGCCCAGAACTGTTCATCCTCGTCCGGGAGATGGTACGCGAAAAACGCAAGCTTTGCTATGGCCCACAGAGCTGTCTCATCAAACCCATTCAAATAGGTCTGCTTGGCCTGCGTGATCGCCTCCTTAATTTTGTGGCGCAAAGCAGGGTCGTCAAGATCGCTCCGGGTAAATCGGACGGGGTGTGAGAACTTCACCTGTTCCGCCACCTTCTTGGCTGGGCCAATGTGCTTGGCATGTCGCTTGTAGAACCGACTGTTACGTGGTGACCCGCCTACCAACCAATTGGTAAAGCTGGTGCCAAGGCCCATTCGGTCGCTAGCAACGCGATGATGCTGTCCATTGTAATCATAGCCATCAAGAAGATGTGCAACAAGCTGTGTTGCCCCCTTCACCTCAGCGTCTCGCTTCCACAGCGGGGCCCACGAATGACTTACGCTCCAAGTTTTGACGTAGGGCATTGCTGTTCTGTGTTTAAGGTCATCAACTTGGCTGTCAATGGCCCCAATAGCAGAATAGCATTTGTCCTTGTCACCACCGTAACCGCATACGTGGTAGAACTCTCCCTCCTGAGCAGTGGAAGCTAAAAACGCAATATGACACCCGCACCGCGGGGGAGGGACTACAATGTCGACAGATTCGACAACGTCTATCCCGCACCCGGGGCAAGTTCCATCCGGCAAAGCAAACACAGGTAAGCCAAGTGAACGGTCGCGACAATCACTGCAATTGTCCCTATGGACGCGGCAATGTCGCGAAACTGTTGTTCCGATCAACCTGGCAAACATGCGCCGGGTTGCACTACCATACTTGAAGCAAGTGCAACCCTCTCCATGCCCCCGTCTCCTTCTGCGGGAGACAAATGTGGGGCGCTGGATGTTGTCTGACTCTAAAGTACTCAAAGAGCCCCCCGACCGAGTCGAGTCGGGAGTTCCCGGGCGGGCTGGGTTAGCGGGGTGGTCAATCCCCGGTCCAGCACCGTCTGGGCTGCCCTCCGAAGAGGGCGGTGGTGGGTAAGAGTCGG